ACATCATGCAGGAGACGGGTATCGAGAACCCTGAGAAGCCTGACACAGTCATGGGTGAGGTAGGGACCTCTATTGTCCGTAGTGCTTCTAACATGGCTAACGCAGCCATCGGTGCAGCCGGTGTAGTGACGGGCCTCTTTGACGAGGAAGCAGCAGCAGACCTCTTCGACACCTACGTCGAGAACAGTCTGGCTATTGGTTACGACTACGAAACCGGTGCCTCTACCTTCTCTGAGATTGACGACGCAAAAGATGCAGGCATGTGGGCAGGCTCCGTAATCGGTGAGCTCATTCCGCAGATTGCTTCGATGGGTGCCACTTCCTTCATAGGTAAGAAGGCTGCTGAAGCCATCGTTTCTCGTTCTGTCAAAGACATGGTAGAGAATGCCGTTGAAGGCGGTGCGACCCGTAAAGCCGCAGAAGCCCTAGCCGAAGCCGCCCTCAGGAAGGCTTCTCAGCGTGGCATCGTGGCCGGTACTCTGGTTCCTAGTGTCGGACAAGAAGTCGGTATCACTGGTAGTGAAGCCTACAAGAACACTGGTGAGGTGGCCCCTATCTCCTCGCTTATCTTCGGTGGTCTCGCTGGTCTGGCTGATGCCCTAGTCCCTGCAAAGATGTTCTCAAAGCTGGGTGGTGCCCCGCTTCGTGAGGCGTTTTCTGGTGCCTTCATTAAACGTGCAGGCAAGGAGGCTTTCACTAACTTCCTGCAAGGAGGCGGCACCGAAGTACTTCAGGAGTTCCTCGAGAGCGTTCCTACCAGTATGATTACTGGGGACTGGACGGTTGACGGGGAGGCTATGTTTGAAGTCTTCATGCGTGGCGGCTTCGGTGGTGCCACTATGGCGACTGCTACTGAGTCTATCACGACGTTGCAGCGTACGATTGCTGACAAGCAGGCTGCCCTGACTGCCGAAGAAGGCACTACGATTATTGCTCCTACGAGTGGTAAGCGTACCAAAGCCTATCGTCAAGAACTGGCTGATGCCCGTACCGCTATGGAGGGCAAGGTCGTAGAGATTACTTCTGCTTGGGAGAATGGTCCTGAGATTGAGGTACTCGATAGCTTCACCAAACTGAAGGGCGTAGATAATGACGCAATGGGTGTCATCCAAGCGGATGGTGTCATTCGTCTGAACACGACTGAGATTCTTGCAGAAGCCCGTGAACGTGGTATCAGCCCCGACTCCGTAATCAAGGAAGTAATCTTCCATGAATCATTGGGTCACTTTGGCCTGGCTCAACGCTTCGGTGAAGACCTCGACAGAGTACTTGATACGTTCTATCAGCAGGGTGACGACGTCTTCCGTGGTCGCGTGGACCAGTGGCTCGCCGACAACCCAGACGCCTATAAGGGTGACCCGAACCTAACAGTACGTGCAGTAGAAGAAGTCCTTGCCGAGATGTCGGAACAGGGCCAAATCCCTGTGTCTATGCTCGACAGCCTCATCAACCTCTTCAAAGAGTTTGCCCGCGACATGGGGTTGAACGTCACCTTCTCTGAACGTGAAGCCAAGGCAATGCTGGGTCAGATTCATAAGGGTGTCATAGACGGCAAGTACGCCAGTGTGACAGTCAACGGCGACCGCTACATGATGACTGGTCGTAAAGCCAAGACTGCCAACCTCGAGTCACTGCAAGAAGTAGAGGACGACTATGATTTCCAGAGTATGTCTGGGGCAACCAATGAAGACCTAGACGAGATGTTCGGACCTGCCGGTGACTCCCGTCAGAGGGTGGGCTGGTTCCGTGGTCCTGACGGTGCATGGCGCTTCGAGCTTAACGACACAGCGGTTAAACCTCTTGATGCTATTGAGACTCCTCTAAGGGCCCCTGAGCACAGTGGCCAGACTTTTGTACAGTCTATCGCTGAGTGGAAAGACGTCCCTGCGTGGGAAGTCGAACGGCTCATCGTGAACGACAACGTCTTCGACACACTTACTAGCCCCGAGTTTAAAGAGTTTGTCGGGTTCAACGCCTTGACTCTTGAGACACTCATCGACGCCCCAGAACTCTTTGAGGCCTATCCAGAACTCGCAAACATTATGGTTACGCGGGACAAGTCCGTGCTTGACGATGTCGAGGGTGGCGGGAACTATAACGGCTACTACGACGGTGAAAACAACGAAATCTATATCAGCCCTGATCTAAAAGATCGTAAGGCAATGGGTGTCCTCATGCATGAGATACAGCATGCAGTACAGGACATAGAAGGCTTCTCTTCTGGTGGTAACGACGAGACAGCAGTAGATAGCATGACCCACGAGAAAGTTATCGAGGGTTCTAACAATCATATCCGCTGGTTGACCCGTCAAATCAAGCAAGACAAGGTACGTCATCAGGCTCTGACTAACATCAATAAGATGAAAGAGCTTCAGGTTGTCCGTACGCTTAGCGCGGAGAATAAGAAAGCCTTCGATAAGTACACCAAAGCACTCGATGGCGAGAACATCCCTGCCATCAATAAGGCAGAGAAGGCCCTGCACGAGTCAGACATGAGGATGTCAGAGGCTTTCCAGCAGTTTGCCGAGAAGCTCTATGGTATGCCCTATATCGACATCCTGAAGAACCCTTCCTCGCGTAACGAGCTGGGCGATATCAAGACCATACTGGCTGGTCAGAGTCAAATCGGGGCGTACCGGAAGTTGTCTAAGATGAAGGCTGACATCATGAAAAGCCAGAAGACACGGGATAAGATGAAAACTCTTGTCGCTCGTGAAGACTCTGCCGCTCTCCGGGAAGTCATTCGTAAGGACGAGTACCTCGCTTATGACGCCTATAAGCATCTGTTCGGTGAAGTAGAGGCCCGCGACACACAGGCTCGTTACAACAAGAAGATGAACGACATGGCCCGTGCCTTCAATACCCCTTACGAGGGGGAGGCTAGCACCGACCCTAACCACTTCATCATGTCTACGCCGACTCTTACTCTTGCCCTCGCCTACCTGTGGCATGGCAGCCCCCATGACTTCCTCGAGTTTAACCACTCGTTCATGGGGTCGGGTGAGGGTGCCCAAGCCTACGGTTGGGGTACGTATCTGACTGAGACTTTGAAGTTGGCTATCCAGTATCGGGACACTCTTAGCCGCCGCTCTATGACATGGCGTGGCGTAGGCGGTCCTGTCTGGGACCTCCGTAAGGTTATACTTGAAGAGGCCGCGGTAGCTTTCCCTGATGATCCTTATCCCTTAGAAGCGGCTTTTAACATCATGGCCCCTTCTAATCGCGTACCCGGAAATATCACAGCGGCTGATATTGCTGAGTACATTCTTGATGACATCTATACCCAGAACCCTGACCAAAACGACAGGCTTCGTCAGGAGGCCAAATACCAACCGTATGCCGACTACTTCAATGACCACTTCGCGGTAACGAGCTCCGGTAAAATCTATGAAGTAGAAATCCCTGACGATGCCAACTGGATACTCTGGGATAAGCCCCTCTCTGAGCAGTCGCCTCTCTTGCAGGCGCTGGCCAAAGAGAATACCCGCAGCCAGAAAGAGCATAACGAGCTTGTTGACAAATGGCAAGCCTCTCAAGATAAAGTCTCTAAGCTTTACGAAAAGAAGGTTGCCCTTAAGGAACGCTACGAAGCAGAGAAACGTAAGAAGATCGCCGACGAAGGTACCGTTCGGTCCCTCTTTGACCCTCTCGTAACGACAAAAACGAAACTGCGGGACATGCGTCAGAAGCTTACTGACCTCCGTGAAGAGCTCTCACAGGCACGACGCGACTCTACCGACATAGGTAAGGAGTACTTCTCAAGACGGCCTGTAGAGGCTACCAATGGCAAAGAGCTGATTAAGAACCTTGAAAAGATTCACGGTCCTAGAGGTACGTCTGAGCTTCTCGCTAAGATGGGCTTCCACGGTACCAAGTATCTTGATGGCTTCTCACGTCGTTCCGATAGACGTGACACTTACAACTACGTAGTATTCGAAGACAGAACCATTAAGGTTGTCAACAAATACATGAAGCGTAGGACGAGTAAACCGATTAACTCGGACTTCACAAGTGACGACCTCTTTGAGATGCAGAGTGCCGCTCAGGTTCTGGAGCTGATGAAAGAGGGCTACGTAGCAGAGACTCGGACTTGGGCTGAGGCTAAACGTGCCGCTAATGACCGTGGCATCACGGCTTCACAGGCCCAGAAGGCTAAGTCTGTTGGTGACCTCGACATCCGAGTCTACCAGTATGACAACCTCATGGCTGCTATGCATGACAAGTTCACTAATCTGCATGCCAAGATGGAAGGTGCCAACTATACTCAGGCACAGAAGGGTGAATACCTCAAGACACTCTTCAAGTTCCAAGAACTCTCGGCGCGTGTGTTCGAGGACCAAGCCCAGATTGGCCGGGCCTTGAACGCTATGAAGGCTGTCATGTTCAGTCAGAGTACGCTGAAGGGCGTGAGCGACATGCTCGCCGAATACGACAACAATACCTTTTCGGCTCTGGCCGATGAGGCCGTGTTCCGTGAGTTCAAGTACAAGATGAGCCAGATGCTGCAGCAGGGTAACACCAGAGGTGCTGCTGCCCTGTCTCGTACCGTCCTGACGCCTTACTGGTGGCAGTATGTCCTGTCGTTCCGTCACTCGATGATGCTGAGTGGTCTCGGTACTCATGCCAAGAACGCTGCCGACAACGGCCTGATGATTATCAGGGAGCTAGAGGAAAGCCTGATTGGTATGGTTGCCTACGGACCTCGTAAGCTTGCACAGAAGGCAGGCTTCAATGTCGCCGGTGGTGTCGCGCCTCAGGAAGTCGTGGCCCGTCTCTACGGGATTGGCCGTGCAATTGCTGACGTACAGACGTACAAAGATACGGCAGACGCTTGGTGGAATGGTCATGGCAACACTAAGTTGTCGACCAAACTTGAGATGGCTGATGCCCGTATCCCTGTGTTCAGCAAGGTTGCTGACACGTTGCATGCCACTGACGTCTTCTTCAGGGCCATCCATAACAACGCCAACCTCTACAGTCTAGGGACTCGGCAGGCTATGGAAGCAGGCTACACAGGCCTTCGTGCCTTCACAGAGGGTACCGCCCGTGCGCGAAACCCGGACTTGGGTATGCTGGATAAGGCAACCAAACTGACTAACGTGGCTCTGCTGGTTGATACTCCTTCTATCCTCTCTTCTAAACTAGAGGGTGTGAAGGCTGTACGTCCGGGTATGAGTGGTGGTGAACAGGCTCTGGCCTTCGCTGCTAACTTCATGCTCCCGTTCTTCAGGGTTACCGATAGGCTTCTGTGGCAAAAACTCCGCAGGTCTCCTTTTGCTTTCCTTGATAAGCACACGCTTGCACAGATTCGTGAAGGCGGTGCGGCTCGGGACATTGCATTAGGTCGTATGATGTATGGTACATACCTTATCGCTATGTACTGGCAGGCAGCAGGAGAAGACGAGCCAGAGAAAATCCTCGGTAAAGAGGTGGACTTTGAGAAGCGTCTTGCTCTTGAGGCTGGTGGTTACAAAGAGAAGTCAGTCATTGAAGGCGGCAAGTCTATCGACGCCACTGCCCTTAACCTGAGCCTCTTGCCTACCGACTTACAGAATGCCGTGGCTGCTAATGTAGCTTCTATCCGTCAGGCCTACGACAAGGGTGAGGACATTACTGAAAGCTTGGGTCTGGCTACTAAGGCTCTGTTGACAGAGCTTGGTAACGACTCCTTCGCTGAAGGCATGACTCCCTACGTGGAAGCAGCCTTCCCTAGTGAAATGAGGAGTGATGCAACTACGTACTCGAGCCTCGTGGGCGGTGCTGCCAGTCAGTTCATTCCTGCGTCGGTTCGTCAGTACAACGACATGGTTGTTGACCCTATCAAGCGTTCCACTGTGGGTGATAAGTCGTTCTCAGACAGGACGATTAACCGCCTTAAGTCTGGTATTCCTTTCCTCAGCGACGACCTACCGGTCAAGTATGACCTCTACGGGGACGAGCAAGAGAAGGGGCGTACTCTGCTTAGCATGGATAACTACGACAACATCAAGACGGACCCCGTCTCGGTGGAGTTGCAGAAGCTTGAACGTCAGACCCCTACTCCGGTAGTCACAGGGGCACCTTCTTACTTCCAATTCGAAGGCGAGAAGATTGTCCTGCATGACGAGGCCAGGCAGGAATGGCAGAGAGTACAAGGTGCCACCCTTACGAGTTTCGTTGCTGATGAAATGCTGGACCCTGCGTGGAAGACTTATACCACGGAGGAGAAGGTGGCCATCGTCAAGGAACTCCGTGAAGAGGCACGAGAAGCCACTAAAGAATACATGATTGAACAGTTAGGATTGTATGATGAATGACACAGAAAGGTATGAGGCACTCCTTAAAGCCTTGGCTCCTATCCTTCTGGAGTTACAGACTCTTATAGCCGAAACTAAAAAAGCTGCCGAAGAGGATACTAAGACTGAGATAAATCTTAGTGTCTTCTTTGACAGCGTTCGTGGTTCTTTGTTTGGTGGTAAGCTTACTGCTAAGCAGGTCCTCGGTATGGAAGCGAAACTGGGTGTGTTCAGGGAGGAGGGTTATCCTCTTTCTTGGGCCGCCTACGCTCTGGCTACATCCTATCATGAGACTGCGAAGAGGATGCAACCCGTCAGGGAAGGCCTGAGCCTTTCAGACGCTTGGCGTAAGAAGAACCTCCGCTACTACCCTTGGTACGGCAGGGGCGACGTCCAGCTTACATGGGAGGCCAACTATAAGAAGGCCGACAAGGAGCTGGGGCTGGGCGGGGACCTAGTTTCTAATCTCGACTTAGCCCTTGACCCTGTTGTCTCCGCAAAGATAATGGCAAGAGGGATGAAAGAGGGTTGGTTCTCCGGTAGCAAGACGCAGAGGTATTCGTTACCGCTATTCCTGCCATCCGAAGAGGCCACGTTGAAACAGTTCACTGGTGCTCGTAAGATCATCAACCTAATGGACAAGGCCGCCCTGATTGCGGGGTACGCTATCAAATTTCAGGCCGCTCTTAAGGCTGCTGGTTACGGGAAGGTAAACTAATGGGTATCCCTATCATAGGCGACATCATCAACGCGGTCAAGGACTTGGCGGGTGAGGTCATCGTAGACAAAGATAAGAAAAATGAAATCCTATTCAAGCTCAAAGAACTCGAAGACAAAGCCGACGGTCGGCTACATGAAGAACTCATGGGGCAGATTGAGGTCAACAAAGTCGAGGCTGCACACTCCAGCATATTCGTGGCTGGTTGGAGACCCTTTATTGGTTGGGTTGGCGGGGTGTCTCTGGCTTACACATTCACTATAGCACCGATACTCTCCTTCCTCTTCAGCCGTGCCGATATGCCTGTCGTTAATACCGGGGAGCTGATGACTCTTGTGATGGCCATGCTAGGTGTTGGGGCCATGCGCTCGTACGATAAGAAGAACGACACAGACACTAAAAAACTACGGAAAGAGAAGACATAGTGCCGGACACCGAAGCGCGGATCGCAGCCGCAGAAAGGTTGACTCGTATAGAAGACGCAATGCTTCGACTAGATGCAGAGGTCCTCAGGAACGGGACCGCTGCCAAAGAAGGCATCGACCTCATCAGTGCAAAGCTTGACCTCATTGACCAACGCTGGGACGTCAGGCACAAAGAGCTGACGATAGCCCAGGACCTACGTTACAAGGAATTGACCGAGGCTCACGCCGCTGACGTCAAAGACCTAGCAACATACAAGGCAAGAGGTGCCGGGGTGCTTACCGCACTAGGCGTAGTCTTCACTGCCACAGCAACCATCTTCTCTACTTACTTTTCTGAGCTAAAACACATCATATTTAATTAATAAAAAACCCCCTCCGGTTCTACGGAGAGGGTCTAGTTAGGTGGGTCTTTAGTCTGTGACAATTGGCGCAGAGGGTCTGTAGGTTCTCTATCGAGTTGTTGTCGTGGTTGCCGTCGATATGGTCTACGTCTAACTGGCAGATATGCTCAGGTTCGAACCCACACTTGATGCAGTGCGTCCCTACATGCTTACGATAAGGCCTTCGTCGCTTGTCTGTACTTTTAGTAGCAGACTTTTTACGGCTGATAGGACTATATTCTTTCTTATCACATAGGCTGCAAAGAGGCCTGTATTTATGTTCACCCAATCTTTTTTGAGGATTGGTATTACACTTAACACATAGCCCCCTCACAGTTGAAGGTTCTGGTTTTCGGTATTTCCACCGTGCCATTTCTTTCTCCTGAGAGGGGGTTTCTTTTTGCCTAGTTCAGACTAGATGCTTAGAGTCGGCGGCCAACAGCAATGGCCAGCACGATTACTACACCTAGGATAAGTGCTTCTTCGAGGCTCACTATACTTCCTTTCCTGCTTGGTTGATAAAGTCTTCTATCCCGAGGGCGTACCGCAACATCCCTTCGAGGTCGTCCCCGTTGAAGTAGGGGAGCAGCCGGTCTATGATATTGGCACGGAGTTCTCGCCGATCATAGAGACTTGTACCCGAGTAGGGTGTTTGTCCGCAACATGGCTCAATCACATCTTCGTATCCCATGGTATTCTCCTTAGTCTGCTACATGACCTACTGATACGACCTCACAAACGCCGCCTGTGCAGGCAAACTCTTGTGAACCGGTAGTAGAGTCTTCTTGTTCAAAGTCTGCAAGCTTGGCCCAGTCAATGGAAGGGGTAGGATGTTTCTCTACCCAATCGTTGTAGGCTTCTTCTGTCAGCTCTTGGTAGGGTGCCTGCTTATACGAACCGCCGTCATGCGGTAGGAATGAGACACCGGATAGACTATCGAAATTACGGTAGACCCAAGCACCGACATCCATCCACTCTTCCTCTCGTACGTTGATAGTGGCAGACGGTTTATGTTCGCACCAATTGTCCTGAAGATGTTTCCAAAGCTCCAGTGCTTCGATGGCCGTCTGTCCGTCACGAGTCAGCGCCCCTTCAGGCGATTTAATCGGGAAGTAAAAGACTGACGTGCTGTTCGCAGCCATGACGTCTTCTTCCCAATATACACCAGAAGCTTTGAGAAACTCTGTGAGAGGGTCTTTATTGTCCGCCCTAATAGTACGTAGATAGAAAGGACTGTGACGTGTATGCAGCCCAGAAGCAGCATCAACCAACTGGCTAACAGTACCGGAGGGCTTAACACAAGTAGTAGCAGTAGACTGAGGAATGCCAAACCGATCTGCCCACTCTTTGTTCGTTGTAACAACAACATCAAGAAGGTGTTGGAGTACTTCAGGGTCCTTGAGAAGCGCCAAGTTGTCGCAAACTCCAGTAAGAGACACGCCGAGTAGTCTTTCTTCATTGCATGTATCCTTCCATATTTTTCTTAGGTACTTGAAGTCGGTGAAAGTAGATTGTATTGTCCCAAGGATTGAAGCAACCCTGGCTTTCTTTTCGAGCGATTCAAGTGTGTCGTCAGCTCGGACAACGATTTCTGTAAGGTTGCAAAACTGGAAGGGTCGGAGGATGATTTCAGAGCAGGGGTTAGTTCCGAAATCATGTGAAGCATCGCGCCTTCCATTCCTTTCTGCAATTGCTTGACAAGCATAGCGGCTGAAGAGTCCTCGTTCTCCTGATTTACTGTCATACAATGCCTTCCACTCTTTCATGAACAGGTCGGTGTCAGGCTTCCGCCTGTTGTACACTGCGCTGTTATTAGCCAACCGGCGATGGCCAGCCGTGGCCCACCATTCACCAGTCTTAGCAACCCGCATCCGGTCATCTGTCACATCAGACAACGAGATCATGGCCGACCTACGTACGCCACCGACAACAACAATGTCGGCGATCTTACACATTATGTCGTGGGCTTCGAGGTTTGTGAGTTGTCGCCCGGCTGCGCCCTTAAAGATACGAGCAGTGAACTCAAAAAGCTCGACCAGAGGTCCGGGCCCAGAAGCACGACCTCCAAAAGTTTTGAGTCTTGCTCCCGCAGGCCGAACTCTTGATACGTCCCATTTGGGAACTTGGCCTGCAAAGAGTAGGGATACGAGCTCTCGGAAGCTTTTTGCCCATCCTTCTTTGCTATCTGCAACTGTAATGACAGTATCTGTTTCGTCGAACTGCTCTGAAATTCTTGGGAGTTGTCGGACATAATCTTCCTCTACTGAAAATCCTACACCGGTGCCGCACATAAGGATGTACATGGCTTCGTCAAAAGACCGCGGACTATCCACCGGCAGATAGGCGCAGTTATATGCTGGTACGTGGCAACGGTCAAGGGTGGTACCGGCAGTCATGAGAGACCGCATGCTCGGCATAACCTCTAGGTTGTAGATGGCGTCGTATACCAGAGACTTAACGTCAGGAGTCCAAGCACCGTTGCTGCGTATGTTATAGTAATCAACCAATCTTCCGACAGTTTCATCCCAGTTCTCTCTCCTGTTTTCTTCTTCAAGCCACCGGGCGTACCGGCTCTTGAATATGACCTCCTGATAGGGGGTATTGAATGGTGTATAATTCTTCACATCGTTTCCTCTAGGCAAAAGTAATGCCGGGCTTTCACCGGCTGCGGGCCGTGCACGAACCCTCTATGGCTAAATTCAGGAGCCACCCCCTATCCTCGACGCAGTGGTAACATTGCCGAGGATGACCTTAGTTAATGGTAACACCGATGTCTCGTGCAGCGGCAGGGGTCAGCGGAAATGCTAGCTCCTCTGGTGCACCAGTGACTGTGAGGTTACCACATTGTATTTGCAGGACCTGATGTGTCAGCAGGCCTGTCTCTTCATCCGGGACGAACCCGGTAGCGATAGACACTCGCTCATTGAGGAGTGAGAGGAACAATTCCATTGTCTCTTCGTCACTCGTAGCTAGAGGTTGTGTTTCCTTCGTGTCGATGACTTCTGTCATTCTCTTTCTTTCTACGACCATCCCGCTCATTGCGGAGTTTCCGTCGTTGTTTGCGTTTTTCTTTGTCGGGTAGGCGGCCTATGCTAGTCATTCAACACCCATCAGTATTGAAACCATAGAAGAGATGGCCTTGGTCGGGTGTCTCAACTTCCTCGGAGTCTCTGAGGAATAACTCTAACCTCGCGAGGGCGTTCCAAGCTGTGTGGGCAGCGTGAAGAAGTCCAGAGTCAGGGTCCAGAACCTTTCCTTGCCCCTCGTATCCAAGGTGTCGTACCATTGCATCAGAGTACCGGTTAAATCCGTCATCGACGGACTCCCATCCTTTCCAAGCATACTTAGAAGCTCCGAAAGCTGAGACGGTAGCGACTGCTGCAATTGCCCTAGGGAAGTAAGAAACTGCACCCCTAAATATTGGAGCTTTTCCTCCGTCATATTTGATTGCACCCTTGGCGACACTCTCCGACGGGTCATTGGTGTACTCCTTAGCTTTCATAGTTGATGTAGTCATTGATCTCCTCCTTCTTCTCTAGGATATACTCCTCAAGGATATTGATTAACTCAAGGACGTCGACGTCAAGAACCTCAATGAGCTCGGGTCCTGTGAAGTAGTCGGCCAGGAGGTTCTTGTACTCGTCATCCATTAGGCGATCTTCTTCCTAGTTGTTTCAAACCAATGGCCACAGTTTAGGCAGGCGTTACGCTGAATAGCGAAGGCCCTCGTAGTCCTGAAACCACGCTTCTGGTGTCGCTTACTGTTGCATACAGGGCACTCGTGTCGTACGAGACCCAGATTTGGATGGTTCTTGATGTAAGGCTTGACACGATGGTAAAGCTTCTCGGTAAGACGAACGTCTTGTATGCAGTACTTCTGCATCGTACGCTGTGCCTTCTCGTCTCCATCCATCACCTCTTTCCAGAGGTTGAAGCCTTGGTGCTTGACCTTACCGCCTAGTCCTAGCAGGGGGCCGATGTAAGCGAGTCGGTTCATGTTGAATCCGAACTTCTTTACAGCCTTGATGAGGTCGATGCTAGTGACAGGTGGCGGCGGGTCTAGCCCAGCCAGCACAATCTCACCAGTAATCTTGGGCAGGTCGTACTTGTCTCCGTTGTAGGTGACGACTGCGTCCGCTGCTTCTAGCAACCGGCTCGCCTCTCTCGCCATACCTTCGCGTCCGTGTTCCCATTCAGAATAGAACTCGAACTCTTTGTTACCAATCCATTTCGCAGAGAAGCACAGCATCCCGCCATGCTCAATCAACATATCTGGTTGGATATTCTGGTCCCACATTCGCCATACGTAAGCAAGTGCCGGACGCCATTCAATATCAATCACCAGAATCTTTGCGTCTTTATGTATATTATTGGCCATAGAAAACATGACCTCCTATCGTTTTACGTTGGGGTCTCTTGAGTCTCACGGACTTCGACGTGAAGAAGTAGGACTTAGAGACGGTGCGTTTGTACTTCCCTTCCAGAAAGTCAAGAGCGAACCTGCTCTCGGCATTCGTCATCGGCTTCTTGGTGTACCAGCTAAATTGTTTAGGCTGCTTTACCACAGAACAGACTGTGTCAGGGAAGCGGCTGCTCTCGACTCTGTTCATAACGACAGAGGCTACTGCTACCTTGCCCTCCAACGGCTCGCCACGGGCTTCGTGAAACACAACAGATGATAGGCAAAGTATTGCTGCTTTAGTGATGCTCAAAACATTGGACGTTAGGTGTCCTGAATCCTTTCAAGTTCTAGGTCCGCCTCTGCCTTGCTGTCAAAAGCACGGGAGATAGGGAACATGTTTTCGTTTAGGACGTACCAACGATCATTCTCGTCTCGGTCCACGCTGTAATACACTACGTTATTCACTCCTTCTTCGCCTTCCTACGCCTCTTCTTGGGTCGTTGCTTAGGTACAAACTTACCGGTGCCTTGGTCGACATAGTCAGCCATCTTTCTCAAGAGGGCGCCGTCCCTGTGCCTGCCAATGACACGATGGTTACAGTAAGAACAGAGCAGACCCCTAATCTCACCGGTGATGTGATTGTGGTCTACTGCCAGCCTTGTCTTGAACTCTTCTGCGGCTCTGTCGCATATAGCACAGCAGCCAGACTGGTTCGAGAGCATCTCCTCGTACTCCTCTATGGTGATACCATACAGTCGTTTGAGGTGGCGGGCACGACTCTGTTCCGCATTTGTTATAGTGCAATCTCCGGTACATCGGGGACCTTCGCAACCTTAGTCAGATAGCGAGGGCCGTTGGCGTAAGCGAAGCCGCGGACTTCGGGCCAGCAACGGAACTTGTGGGCACAATAGCTGCAACCCATCGGTAGTTTCATGTTGCCACTCTTGCCGTCAGGTACGTCTTCATAACACCTCTGGGGCGGCTGCTCTTTCTCAATCACCTCTCGGAGGTGGGCGATACGTGGACCCGGCTCGTGATGCTGGGCTATCTCGTGAGGCAGAACAGAGACACAGATGTCGCCTCCTACCTTCTCAATGGCCAGCCAAGCAGTGTCCTTACCCGGTGTCAGGACGTGCCCATAACCGGCCAACTGTTTTACATAGCCGAACGGGTCGTCGTGCGGGATTGTGTCTTGCTCGAATTTCTTATAGCCGAAAGGAGAGGCTGACTTTGCGTCCACAACGACACCATTAATGATCGCGTCAATGTGTCCCTTGACACCATCGACTTCAACTTCCCTTTGTTCATCAGTGACTTCATGACCTGCCTCCTTGGCAAGGAACAGGAGCATCTCTTCTAGGATAGCCCCGTACATAAACTTGACGTAGGTCTTGGGGAGCATCGGCTCCTTCGTACCCTCTTCTGGGTGGGCCTCATACCAGACCTGACGGTCCTGCTTACCTAAAGCAGAGAAGCGTAGCGGACTCGTAGGGGTCTTATACTTACCCAGTCGTGTACGCATAGCCTCTTTCAGGTTCTGCGCCATGGTCTCTAGGTTGTCCTCGGAGGGTTCGTGATGAACCTCTGGGTCGAACAACTTGTAGATGTCGTCTGGTAGTGTCTCGATGGACTTAGCCATTACTTAGTACTCCTTGCTCAGTGACAGTAAAAGAGACTGTCTTAGGGGAGCGATACTTGTTGGAAGTAGTAACGACTCTCCGCATACCGGGCACGAAAGGTCCGGGTTCGGGGTACAATTCTACGACTTCTTGTGCCATCTTCTCTGCGTCTTCGGCTGTCTTAGCCTCCAACAATAGGTGGACAGTCCTGTCTACCGTCTGCTTAATCTTTGCTGCTACTTCAAACATTGCCATGTTTACCTCCTTAACTGAAAAGTGATAGGCCCTCGGCTGGGTTCTCCCTGCCCTTTATCCTATCATTTACCGGCTTTCGCCGGGAAGGGGAGTCTTACTTACTCGAGCGGGAGGTCGTCGTCGAGCTCGTTATCCCAAGGCTTGTCTTCTTTCTTGGGCTTGGCTGCCTTCTTAGGGGCGGCTCCGTCGTCATCCATCGCACCGAACTCGGAGGACTGGTACACGACTAGGTCGTTGACACGGACTGCTGCTGGATAGATGCCTTTCTTCTTGCCGACACCGTAATCACGGATGTCCAGCTTGACATCGACAGCAGACCCGTTACCGATTAGGTTGCTGCGGTCCCACTCGGCGTCTTCACTGTCGTAGATACGGATAGGGTCGTTCTTCTTCCCATCCATTCGCAGTTCTTTTTGTCGGAGAACTAGGAAAGGACCCTTGTCAGGATTCTTCGCGTCCTCTTTATTCTTGAGTCGGTCAGCCAGACCATGCTTCTTAAGGGCGGCTACTCCCTTAGCGTCTGGTTCGAACTCGAACGTCCACTCAAAGCCATCCTTCGAGTAGTTAGGGACTGGGTTACCAGTAATCTTGGCCCAATAAATCTTACCGGACATGAACTCTACAGCTTTACTTGACATTTTCTTAACATTTCCTTTTGACTGTGTGTTGCAAGGTAGGGGGTTCTGCTGAGCGACGTAGTGCGTGTCTCAGTCTCTGTTACCCTTACCTTACTCCACTAGTATAACATATTTCACAGGGTTGTCAACATAAAAATCAATGTGCTTCACTTTTTTTACGTGTCTCCTCTGCTTGATACTCCTTGATAGCCTTGGTACCACGCTCAGAGGGCACCACGGTACCGTCAAGATTCGTCGCAGCGATTAGGCCACCTTCCTTACAGAACTCCCAAGCCTGCCACAGAGCCGCTCCTCCTGGGCCGTCCCAAGTATTGGTCAGGACTTGGTATTCGTAGCTTGTGATGCCGTCTCTCATACATACCCCATAAACTTACCCATTATTCTTCCTTTCAAATCTTACTAGACGGTCGCCCTCGTTATGAGCGTACCAGTGTGCTTCCGCCTTGCTCCCGAAACCCATGTCCTTATGGGTCCCGTCGGAGTAGGTCAGACGATACGTGACACAGTTTAGTGTGTTTGGGCCCATGTTAAACCTTCCTTGGCTGTTCCGTCGAGGGGGAGATTAAGGTTAAGTTCCTCGCCAGCCTCTCGAATTGATTGAACACTGAGGCGGGCGTGCTCCCGTGCATCGTTAGGGTCAACGTCATACTGCCATTCGTCGTGAATGTCTCCGACTTTGAGGCTGTCCAATCCACTACGCTGTATATGCTTCTCCAAAAAGATTGATCCTTGAGCCATGACTCTGGCCCCACCACCTTGAAGCTTGTAGTTGAGTGCAGCATGTGGACTTGGACACACCACCCCTGACCCATCCACGAGCCAGACACGTCCTGTTTCTTGTTCATGTATTGCTCCGTTCATTACGTCCGTTAAACCCAACCGGTCTAGGAACTGTTGCCTCATTACTTCGCCTTCTCGACGAGACCCCTCAATAATCTGCGCAACCTTTCCGGCTTGTGCGCCATACTGAATTGCGTAGAGTAGTGTCTTCGCTCTTGGCCTCGTCACACCAGCAAGGTCTGCGTTGTACTGGTGGGGGTCGCCGTTGATGACTTGGTCAGTGAAGTCCGCTCGATTGAGATAGTGCGCCAGCATCCGTAATTCGAGACCAGCCGCATCAGTTCCGACAAGAACACGTCCGGGTCTAGCAGTCCAGAGATCACGAGCTTCATACGTGTAATACCCATGCTCTCCTCTAAGAGTGTTTCCTTCACGGTCAACTCGTACGGCTGGAATGTTTGCGGTATTAGGCGCTTGGTGTCGAAATCTGAGGGTATCTGCAACAAACAACTTACCGTGTATGCAAGAGGTTTCTTCATGCCAGTTCTCCAACCATGTGTTGACCATGTTGCCACGTCCGTTGACCGACATCCACTTAGTAATCAGTGCGATCTCGGGTATGCCAGACTCTTCGGCAAAATTAATCAGGGATTTTTCTGTAGCCTTAGGTTGTCCCTTCGGAGTTCTTTCATCAGGGACCCATCCAAGCGCAGTAAGTTTTTCAACCCTCTGCTTCGGGCTTCCAATGTTGAAAGGGACGTCCTTGTACGCTCGATAAGTTCCTCGGGAACTGTCTTCTTCGATATGGAAAGTTCGGCTATCTCTTTCAAACAACGCTGTGATGCTGCCAGACTTCGTGTGTGTCGGGCGCTCTCGCACCAGAACTCGTTCATCAGGGAAGGCTTCTCTGATGGCATGCTGTAGCTCCTCTTCTCTTGCCCTCAGTTGCCCGAGGAAGTTGATTGCACGGGGGCCGTCGAAGTAGAACCCGTTGTTATGCTGCTTATTGAGGATGACAGTGATGGTGTGCTGGATGTAGCACGACTTCTCGCTGAACCCTATCTTGTTAAGGACCCTGATTATACGACGGAACAGTTCTGCGGTAATCTCTACGTCACGATGACAGTAGGTAATCATCTCGTCAGACAGCCCCGACCAGTCGTCGAAGTCCAGTTTCTCGAACCCGACACGCGGGCCCCATGCACCTAACGAGTGTCCACCCTGTAGAGACGGACTGTATAGAGTACATAGGACTAGTGTGTCGACTATTCTATTAAGCTTGATACCAGTATCACAAAGGCGGTTAAGAACAGGAGCGTCAAACTTAAGTATGTTATGTCCAACATAAAAGGAACCTTTAGTTCTTTCAAAGAACTCTTTGATTTCTCTTGTGCCAAGACACTTTCCTTTTTCTTTTGTTCTTATGTTCTCCCAACACATAACCCAGATGACAGTTGCGTCCAACCCATCCGTCTCAATGTCGATTGCGTAGTAGTCCTCTGGTCTGCTTTCCCAGTTTAGGTACATATTTGCGTCCTTATGTTTTGTATGCGTCGAACTCCGCTCCCGCCAAGTTACCCCCTTCTTGGAACCGCTTCGCCGCTTCGGCGGAGAGTTCCTCTAGGTTACCTGTGACCTCGTTATACCAGAGGTAGCATGCCGGTCCGGTCCTGCCGCAGAAACGATTCTTCTCTACGATAAGCTCGGTTACGTTACGCCGCCAAGGGTCGGGGTCTGTCTTGTCGCGATGCAGCTTGACAACGATATTGGCAATCTGCTCCGGCCCAGCCGAGCCACGGATTTGGCCCTGCCTATTAGTGTGGATGATAGCAATGACGCAGATGTGAAGGGACATGCACAGCATCTTAAGCTTGGTGCTAATCTCATCCAACTGCTTGCGTTCATCCCCGCTGTGGTCAGACACAACAATACTAAGGTGGTCGAGTACGATGTACTTACAACCTAGGTTTGCCATGTGCCTAATCTTAGAGAGGACGGCGTCAATCTCGTTGCTGCCGAAGTGGTCCCATATTACTACCCGGTCATTGTTAAGGACCGTGTCGAAGTGACCTCTCAGCTCTTCCTTGGTTCTGTCAGTATCGGGCAAGTGGTAAGGCTTGTTTGCCTCTACCGACATGAGGCCGATGACTGTGTCGTAGTTGGGTTCTTCCAGATGGAGGATACCGACGCCGACATTTTCTTTCACAAGTTCCTCGTTCCTCAACAGAGAATGCTCGATACGCTTTACGATACTCGTCTTGCCTACGCCTGTGTCAGCAGTCAGAAGGACCACCTCACTCAGTCGCAAGCCGTAGGTCATGTGGTTAAGACCTTCGAACGGGTAGGGCACGGACTTGGGTATCTTGTGGTTCTCAATCTCTTCCCACATATCTTTGCCAACTTTGAGGCCGTCGGGCATGAAGGCCGGGGCACGGAACCATTCATTGACATACTCTTTCTCCAACCCTTTCGCGAGATAATCGTTCGGGTCCTTAGCCAACTGCAACTTGACGATGTGGCACTTGCCCGGAGCGAACAACTGAGCAATCTGCTGAGCCGCTTTCTGTCCGGGTTCGTCCGCATCCATGCAGACTACTACCTTCTCGAAGCTGTCTAGGTATTCGAAGTTGTCTGCACAATTGCGCTTCGCCTCGGAGGCTGACTTAACAGACACGCATGGATAGCGTGAACCAGTAAGCTGGAAGCCTGCGAGGGCGTCGCACTCTCCCTCAACGATGGTAATAGCCTTGCCACCAGCGGGGAATAGTTGTTGTCCAAATAGAACGCTTGCTCCTACTTCGCCTTCCCAATAGAATGCTTTCTCACCCTTACGGCGCACCTTGTTGGCGACGTGTGCCCCGTTTTCGTCGAAATAAGGATACACATGACCGACTACACTCTCTGGGTTGGTGTTGATAGTGACCTGATACTTGTTGACAGAACCTGCGCTAATGGCCCTGTCTTTCATAGCGATCTGGTCCATCTGTGGTACCGGTGTCACGTTCCTGTCTTTGGCGTGACGAGCTTCTGCTTTCTCTACGATGTTCTCTTCTCCTTCTTTGTAATTCTTGTGATAACCACAGCCTACGCTGAAACAGTTCTCGTTGTCGTCGTAGATTGCTAGGTTATCTTCGGACCCACACTTAGGGCAGGTGTCATGCCTGATAAACTTACTCAATATCGTCTCCTTCTCCCCTTAAGTATTGGAACCGACGAACCCCCCCATTACCGAATATATGATGGGCCATTATCCTCAGCTCTCGACCCGCTAAGTCAATCGCGACTTCTGCTCGCTCTTCGGGGTGTAGTATTTCTGTACCAAAAATGTTTAGTGGATTTACCCGTCCCTTGATGCCGGTCTGGTTGATGGCCTTGAAGAGTTTGATACGGTCCTCTTTGTTAGTAAGGTTCAGGGCTTTGGCACCTTCGGTGGCCTTAACATAAGAGAGATAGAAGTCTTCGTTCTCGGTGAGGATGTAGTTCTCTTCGCCCTTGCGGAACGCACTGAACTCCGACTCGCCCTCATAATCCTTGCCACAACACTCCCATCCTGTCTTGAGGAGGAAGGTTTCGTAGTCGTAGTATCCGTTCACAAGGAACACGGTGTCGTTGTCTGTATCTTGGGGGGCAGGGTCGCAGATGTAACGACTGCCTGTGGCGTGGGAATGAATGACACAGGTCTCGAACTCTTCAAGTGACTCGCCCCTATGTTTATTATATAGCATATCAAACTCCTTGTCAAGATTATTTATTCAAGGCGGTGTGCAGGGGGTCTGAATACAGCCAAGTCTTAGGCATCATACCTCTCCTCGTCGTTATAGGGCAACATAACAGGCTCTGTCGGTGGCTCATCGTCAATGATATGGACGGAGTCTGCATCGTCTGGGCGTTGGAAGCCATCCGAGTACGCAGCATCCATAGCTGCCTCGAGACACACGGCACACATTTCCCAACTGTTCTCTTCCTGAACATATTGGATTTCAATTTCAGTCAATACCTTGTCACAACAATGGCATCTCATAACGCTCTCCTTTATGGGTGTTCAACCCTTGGTCCTTAAGACTATTATACCAGACTTTCCGAATCTGTCAAGCAATATTTCCTACTGGGAACCCGTCGATGTCTCCTTGGTCTCCTTGGTCTTCTTGGTCCTCGTCGTGCGGCTCGAAGAAACCCCCGACCAGCATCTTGTTGAGCCTGCACATCACTAGCTCGTTGGCTAGGTACACAGCCCTACGAGTAGACATCTTCCCTATCTCGTTGTTCCACCGGTTCTTCTGGACGTCTACTGTATTGTCGGGTGCGGGGTAGCCCACAAAATCCATACTCTGCATAATGTCTCTCGGAACCCCGCCTCTGGGCCGGTTTGCGATGTATATATTTGCCGGGAAAATCATGTCAGTCTCCTTAGATTACGTCGTCGTCAAGGGTGGGTGTGATGGATACGAGCATGTATTCTCGTAAATCGTTTCGGTTTCTCAACCACTCCATCTGTAATAACAGTGTCTCGAGCTTGGCGGGCGGGCCTCTGACACCCAGCTCCCAGTGTTCGTTGTAGCCGAGGTTTCTACGCAGGTCGGGGTCAGCCAGCCTCGTTAAGATTACGAATTGCGTCCGAGTAGTGTGCCGCAGTTCTTTCTTCGAGACCACAGGCTGTGTTGCATTCGAGGACATAGGCTTTTCCTTCACGTTCATTCCACATGACATCAACCCCACCGAACGTGAGGTTAAGGGCTTCGATGGTGTCCTCAGCCGCAGATAGGACTGCTTCCGGGACTTCGTCTGCTTCAACTTCAACAAAGACGAAGCCACCTGCTAGGTTGCGGACCTGCCAGTTTGGGTTCTCGACCTCAAGCTTCCTAGCCTTACGTTGGATAAAGAATGAATCGCACAGGAAGTTGGGCTCACCGTCAACATGTCCGGCATACTTACGAGTTACATGGACACGATACTCATCTTTCTTCTTCGTGTACTGTGTGTAGAGAGGGGCGGGAACCAGTTCCTCTGCTGTGTCAGCAATGACGATGCCGTCACCACTGTGGCCACGCAGCTTGGTGCGACAGACGACAGGGAACTTCATGAGCTTCGCGTCTTCTATGGTGGTGCAGAAGACGGGGACGGATACTTCTGCTTCTTCGAGAGCCCGGAACGAAGCCAGCTTACACTGGGCAACGGACACATCGGCGTTGAGGGTGGTGGCCGGTCCGAAATCAGGGACATTAGAAGCACCCCAATTAACAACGACATCGCCGTGGCGGGGTCGGAACTTGCTACCGACATGCTTGAGGACCTTTCCTCCGAGGGCAACAGACAAGGCCTTGGCCGAGCGTGAGCCGAGTTTGTAGGGGTATACATTGATACGGGCAGGACGTTGACGTGGCATTTCTTTTCTCCTAGTCTTGGTTATTAGTCTCCACGGGCATCCCGCTGGTGTGCCAGAAGCTGACGGATGCGTTCTTCCTGAACACGTAGTTGTTCTGCATCCAGGATAGGTTCTAGGTGTGGTAGTGGTGCTGCGGGTGCTACCCTTTCGAAAAGACGACCAGCGGCAGGCCGACGTGGTGCCCGGGCTTGTTCTCCATGGCCTACCCGCTGAAGGGCTGCGGCTGTCTCTTCTTCTATGTCTACCTCGGGGAAGACGGGGTCTTCGCTGAGTGATGCCCAGAAGTCAGGGCCCTTCACGAGGACTTGGTCGAACTCGGTGCCAATCTTGTAGCAGAGCATCTGCACCATGCGGAGACCCTCATAGATGGAGGCGTCGAGGAAGCCTTCTTCAAGGTCCTTGGTCAGCTTGTTGTAGTTCTCCTCTGAGAATACCTTGCGGATGAAGCCCTCCGGCCTGTCGAGGGAGATTTCCTGCAACAAGTCTACAGGATTCTTCACGGTATAGCAGGCGTACTGGGTGAAATCGTTCAAGATAGACAGCCATGAGAGCATGTCTTCACGATTATCCAGACCACGCATGGCGCGGAACTCGACAGTCCCGAACTTGTTGAGAGACGCGAGGTTCAGAGAGCAGTAACGATTGGCGTCCCTGAAGTTGCCGAAGTGGCCGTGCTTGAAGCAAGCGTCGTGGACCCAGTCAACCTGCTGCTCTGCGTGTCGTGACGACAGACAGAAGAGGTTGCCGACACGGTCCTCACCACAGTAGGCATCAAGGATGCCCTCAAGAATGGTGAAGAGGATGAACAAGTTGACTACTTGATAGCAGTTCTTGTCGCCCATGTTGAAGTGGACATGTGTCGATGTCCTATTCGAGCAAACGAACTTCGCCTTACGCTTTTCGAAGTAGTCGAACAGCTTATTCACCCGGGTTACGCTGCCTTTGTAGTTGACAGGGCCCTTGAAAATCCACTCGCATGCTGCGCCGTGGTGGTTGCGGAGAGACCCGTCGTGTTCGGGTGCCCAGTGTTTGAGGATTTCCCCGTCGAAGCGGCACCAGTCTACTCTCGTCCCCTCACATTCGAGCTCAATTCCGAAGAGGTCGCCTGCTTTGACTACGTTGCGGCCTTGGATTGCACCAGATACTGGTGAGTTGAGGAACTTCTGAAGCTTAGTCATGGTCTTTCCTTATGCGATAGGGATGCGGCATTCTTCCATCTCTTCCCGAAGGAAAAGAAACTTAGGAGGAACCTTGATACCCTTGTCTTCCTTGAAGGCGATGCCGCACTTGATGTCCTTGTGGTAGAGATAAAGGGCTTCGAGGTCGTGGTCAAGAGTGAAGGCGAAGCGACGGCTGATTGCTACCGAAGTGCAGTCGTTCTTGCCGAGCATGGCACCGGCCTCCTTGAAGGAAGGATACCGACCTTCAACCATGTCGATGAACTCCCTGGAGTTAGCCAGACCGCCGACACCCAAGTTCTCTGCCCGAGAGCCGTCCGGGTTCTGGCACACCAGCGTCTGCGTAGAGAGACCTTGCCGATTCTGGCGGACAGGGAGACGAGAGAGGAACAACGCCTTCTGTTTGTAGTTCATATAACCCATCTTGAAGGGGGTCAAGTCGAACTTACGGGAGGAAAGGAAGCGTCGCTCCTCCTTCTGCCCGGGAAAGAGTGGCAGCGTATAGAAGTATACCCGGGCAATCTCTTTCTTGTCCTCTTCTTCGGGGTGTCGGACCTTGGTGATGAAGACAGGCTTGCCGTCATACAACACAATCGTTTCGGCGAGACGGAAGTTAATTTCCTCCTGCGTCTCGTACTTATCGCCTTTCAGTGACATCGTGGCATCCTTTCTTACACACCATTGATGAGGGCACGAGTTTCTTGGTAGGTGGCCTCGCCGAGGGTGTTGTGGACAAAGTAACCAGCAGAAGCTGTGTCGCTCTTATTAATCGTGGTCTTGAGGCGAGCCTCGCCAATCTTATCCGCGGCTCGGTTGCCTGCAACGAGTTCGTTGATTGCCTTGACAGTCTGGTTGAAGACGAAACGCTTCCGCGCATCGGACAACAACCAAGCGTTGGACAGGACACGATACTCGACACCATAAGGCTTGGGCCGGAAGGAACCGGCAGCACCATACATCTTACGACGCTTGGTGTCCTTGTCGAACAAGAGTGAAGGCAGTCCGAGAAACGCGTCAAGCTGCTTAACCAACGTGGCACAGCGAATCATGTGCTGCTCGTCGTTAGGGTCTGCACCTTCCGTGAAGCCGATGTGGACGTGACCAGAAGCAGTCCGCATTGTCGTCTTGTTGTCCGGCTTGGGGTTCTCGGCCATGGTATAGGCAGAGTAGTCGGGGGTGCATCCGAGCTCTCGCGCCTCATCCGGCTGGGCGTTGAAGTGATTGCCGTTGAAGCGAGCAGAAGGGATGATGGCGAACTCGTAACCTTTCGGGGCCACCATGTCGTGCATCTGACCCATGACCGAGTTAATCTTAGTCACGAAGTCGTCGGCGTTATCGACGGGGTCGGTGTTGAACTCAAGGGCGAAGCCGTCGACTTGGACAGCACCGTCCTTCACGGGCATAGGCTCGTCCTTCGTGCCGGGGATAAGCCCCCAAGCAGACCGGAACTTACCATCCCGAGTCACGAACAGCTCAGGGTCACAACCAATAGTGATACGCATGTTATACTCCTTAGTGAATGGTGCCGTTCTTTGACACACTGATTGGTTTATCCATCTCACCTGTCAGGCATTTGTGGCAGACAGGCTTGCCAACACCCAACCAACCATAGGCTGAGTTAACCTTCAACTCCTCTGTTTCACACCAAGAGCAGCCCTCCGAGAGCTGGTCGTTGATTTCTTTGAATGAATACTTGACACCGCCGAAGCCTTTGTAGAGCCGCCGAGCAAGCAAGTCTACGACTTGCTCACAAATTAAGCGTGACACCGACCAGTGACGACGCGACCGTGACGGAGCGGCGCTTTGC